ATTAATACCCTTCTCCATTGTTTCTTGGAGAGATATTACGTCATTTAAGAGGTTAAATTTAACATCATACACCTCCAAAAGGAGATGAGTTCCCATCGAATGCTGTTTCAACTAAATTTTATGTAAAAAAAATATTTAGTCTATTATCTCCAATGATTATTTGGTCTTTCCCACCAAAAATGAAGGTCTACTTTACTATCATCATAGTATAACGAGACAAAATCACTTTTAAATTTACTATGAATATTCTCACATAATGCTACTGTATAGTATTTTTTGTCAATTATATCCGTAATCCATTTATAATTACCTCCTCTTATAACTCCTGCCTCAATTAAAACAAATTTTTTCCACTGTTTTGACCACTTTAAATAGTTTTCAATAAAATCTTTACGATATTCGTTTACATTTTCATCCGGAAATGGAACATTAACTGATTCTATATGAAATATTTCTCCATCCATACTTAAAGAATGTGAAAGATGTTGTGTCACAATTGCGGAATAATCGGGAGAAACCATTAAAAAACAAGTATCGGAAGGATGAATATCAATCTCCGATACTTGAATGAGATAAGTTATTTGTTGAATTAGTGCCTTTTCTTTATCTTCAGAAATGAAAAGCAATGGATTCATTTTTTACCTTGTCCCCTGTATTTCTTACGAGCTTTATTACGAGAAGATGCCGCATACTTAGTATGAGCACCACAACCTTGCTTAGTTTTCTTGGGGAGAGATTCAATTACTTGCTTCCCACCACCACCTGATGATTTTTTAATTGCCATTAATTTTCTCCTATAATTTCAGTTTCAATTTCATTTGGATTTGGAGAACCCGTCTGATAAAATTGTACGGACAGATCCTCCATAGTATTGAAGTATTCTTCTTCTGTAAGATTAGAATAAATTTTACGACCCTTACAGATTATATTGTAAGATTCGTTAGTCATCAAATTACTCTTGTCTTTTCGTGACCGACTCTAATACGAGGGTCGCACCAAATCTCAAATCCTGCTTCTTTTGCATCCAAACAGAATGATACATCTTCTCCACACATATCCTGAACTTCTCCAGATTCAAAGACTTGCATCTTTGGTGCAAACCATGGATATGTCATCTCCGAGTGCTCGAAGACTCCTTTCTTAATCAGTAACCAACCAAATCCTGCATAATCAACTGTGAATGGTTTGCGACGCTTGGAGATGCTATCGACGGTCTCATGATTCATGACTCCACCATTATTGCGGAAATCATCTTCTTCCATCCAGTGTGCCACTGAGGTTGTATGCCCGTCTTCGGTTGCATACCATCCAGATGCAATATCTTTGTCCATAAGAACTAATTGCCAAAACTTTTCACTATTGAAGACAATATCAGAGTCAATCCAAAGTTGCCAATCATAATTGAGTTTTCCATCCCAGGGAAGTTGATTTGGACCTCTGAGTACATTCGCACCCAAACATTTGCATCGTGCAAAGTTTACCATGGATGAATAGTCTTGTGAGATTTGAATGCTTGCACCGTTCTGTACAAGATCAAAGCACAATTGAACAAAACTTTTCAGATATGTATAGGAGACTCCTCTTCCGGGAAGACAAAAGACAATTGATTTGCCTCGTACCATTTCCCTTGCTAGATCGTAATCCCATTCTAATTCTTTATTTGCTGCTACGGGGGCAGATGCTTTAACGGTAAATCCTTTAGCCATAATAGTAAGTAGTTACTTCAGTATCATACAACATTATATATCAGTTGTCAATCAATCGTTTTCGGAAAGAATCACATCTTTACCATCCAATAAAAACTTGACTTCGGTATCTTCATACCAAGAAAGTTCGTTCATAATTTGTTCGGGGATTATTAAAAAATATTGCCCGGTAATTGGATCAACTTGTATGGACTCGAAAATTTCCTCGGAATTTTTTTTCATTTTCGTGTTTATAAAACTTTATTTTATTTTTTATATAGCGAAAAATTTTTTTATGTTTGGTGTTTATACATCTCTCGCTTCCGTAACACTTTGTAGGTTAGGGTAGTTAGGCGTTTTTATATACGGGGCGGCGGGGGGTCGGCACCGCGCCATGGGCACTGTCCCCACACGAACGACCAGACTGCCCCGGCACGAACGACCAACCCGCTCAGAAGCGGGCAGCGAGCGGGGAGTGACCCACCCCATTCAGGCGGCGGTCACGGGCAGCGGCAATTCGGTCTGCCTTTGCCTGAGCGGCGAAGCGTTGGGCGTTGGTGGTCTTGTCTCCGACCCACTGCCGACCCAGACCGGTTACGGGGGTCAGGGTCATGCCACGCCCCGAACCGTTGGCAGAGTTGACTGCCATAGAGGCACGAACGCCATCGGCGCCGGAACCCAGATGACCGATGGCGGTGTGTTGGTTGTGAAGTGCCATGATGGGGGGGGGGTGTGAACTGAGTGAATTGTAGCACGAATGGGGTCAGAACCCCAACCAGACCAGGAACGACCAGAGGGTCACCCCAGAGCATAACGGTTCAACCACTGCCCAACGCTCTGCTGCGGATTGAGCAGGCGGAGCATATCACGGCGGCGGACGGTATGGGTGCTGAGGTGACCCGACCGCCAGAAGACGGTGATATTGCGCTTCCGGAAGCGAAGGCGGAGTTCAGAGCAGGCGCTGCTCGGTACGTCCTGCCAGATGATGACGGTGTAGAGGGGGTTACGCATGAGGGTCGGTTGCTTGTGAACTGAGAGAATCATACCACGAATCGGGGGCAGGGAACGAACCCCACCCCCACGAACTCACCCCAACCAGGTCAGGCGCTTTGCTTCGGGGTTACAGTAGAACTGATGACCCGGACCCTGCCAACCCACGAACGGGGTGTGAAGGTCTGCCAACTCAACGGCGGATAGACCATCGGACTCCATGGAGCGACCCAGCACATCATCACGGTGGGAGTTGAGTTGCGGGCGACCCTTGGAAACGTTGCGGGAGACCCATACGGTCTGGCGGGTCTGAAGGTCGGTTGCTGGAGAGAAGAGTGCCATCGGTGTTGGTTGGTTTGGAACTGAGAGAATCATAGCATGGAATGGGGTCAGAGGGAAACCCACCCCTGCTTAATGCGGCGCTCAAGGTGGCGGGCAGCAAGGTCCTCTTTACGGGTCATCGCTGCCTGACCGGGACGGGGACCACGGCGGGGCAGGCGGGTGACCTTGAATTCTCCGGAGGCAATGGCAGCGGTCAGTTCGGCAGAGGTCATCGGGGTCGGTGTCGGTGGAACTGATAGTATTGTAGCAGATCAGGGGTCAGGCAGCAGTCAGAACCCGTCCGACCCGCAAATCATAAACCTTAGGGGTTTTGGTGACCTGATCGGGTCCGACCTGCTCAACGGTTGCCCGCTTGATATTGATTCCGTTGGAGGGGTTGCCCAACAGACGATATCCCATCTGAGGGGAAACGCCCTCGGGGAAGCGGACGAACTGAACCATAGGAGTGACCTTGTTTCGGCGGGAGAAGCGGGTAACCTTGAGGATCATCGGGATTGGTTGCGGTTGATAGTATTGTAGCAGGTCAGCGGGGCAATGGGGGGCAGTCCAGCGAACCGCTACGGTGGCAGATTTCCGCCTGCTCCGCTTCCAGTGTGGCGCCGATGGTGGAGAGGGCAGCGTTGCCAATCATCAGGCAGAGGGCACAGAATCCGATGGGGAACAGAGCGCGGGTCATTCGGGTCGGTTGCGGTTGATAGTATTGTAGCAGGTCGGGGGCAGGACCCCTCAGATTCCGTTGAGGAAGTCTGCCAGTGCCTCATCGTATTCTGCTTTGGTTTGGAAGGTCCGCCCGTGGATGGTTCGGGGATACGTGGCATCCAAACCAGCGGCAGCAACGTTCCGGCAGTCCTGCTCATCGTATCCCATTTCAATCAGGGTTGCGACGTAGGGGTTGAAGGCGGTCATTTGGTCTCGGTTCGTTTGGTATGCTTTAGTCTACAGGGTCAGGGGTCCCGGTCCCGGTGACCCGGTGCCAGTCTGGCAATTGGTTAGGTATCAGAACTGAATCTCACTTAGAGTAGGATTAGCAGCGGAATCAGGACTGACACTATCAGAAACCCCATCAACAATTGAATCAAGAATCTGGAGAATTTGCTCACCATTGGAACCCTTAGCAAGGAGTGAGAGGAGGACATCGCGGGACATAATGTAGAAAGAAAAATGTTAATGAAAGTGTGGGAGAAGTTTAGAGTCATTCTCCCAGGACTTGAGATTTAGAAGTCGAAAATGTCGCCGTTGATTTCTGCGCGGTTGACTTTAGGGTCAGTCCATTTCACACCGTCGCGGGTCTCTTTGGCACCACAATCATACATCAATTCAAGCAGTTCTTCATAGCAGCAGATATCACGTTCTGCGATAGCATCCTGAACGCAAGCATCATTCTGAATCCAGAGAGCTACGTTCCAGGTTTCATAATTGGTCCAACCGTTATAAGTTTGGTCGGTCAGGCAGGTCTGGTAGGTGGTGACGGTCATTTGCTTGGGTTGTTTGGTATGAATCAATTATAAGGGGTGGAGAGGGTGCCAGGGGCACCCGATGTGCCAGTGCCTCAGGCGGCACACAGCAGTGCCGATTCCATATTCACCTCCCGAACATCCATCTTGGAGTAATCATAACCCTCCTGCTCCTCAAGATACACAAGGTATGCATTTGCAGTGGAGAAGCAGTCAAACAAGCGGAGCGATTTGAAGTCCTCACCTTCATAATCAAAACCACCGATGACAGCGTAGACTTTAGTGATTTGCATTTGCTTGGGTTGCGTGGTATGAATCAATTATAAGGGGTGGAGAGGGGTCCTGGGAGACCCCGTGTGCCACTAGGGCAACTGTCACATCCAACCGCAGCGGGGGCAGGCAGGATGACCATTACAACCGCAGCGGGGCAGGGTGAGAATACCTATCAGGGTGTTGAGGTTACGCTCATCAGCGGTGCCTGCCTTACGGTCTGCCTCAGCGATGGCAGCGGCAGCGATGGCACGGGACTGGGCGGCACGGTCCTGAGCGGTGATGGCGTTGCGGGTCATTCGGGTCGGTTCGTTTGGTATGAATCAATTATAAGGGGTCAGAGGGGGCATCAGGTGCCCCCTGTGTGCCACTACTGAAGGTGGGCGAACTGTGCCAGCGATGAGGGGCAGATGTGGGAGGGTGACCCGCAGGAGCGGTAGAAGTCTACCATCCGCTCCGCTTCGGGAAGGGTGGGGAACCACTGGGAGCGCCACTCGGTCTGGTTGTAGGGGGTCTGGTAGCGGACTTCGATTCGCATCGGTTGGGTTGTTTGGTATGAATCAATTATAAGGGGTCGGAGGGTGCCAGCGGACCCCCAGTGTGCCAGCGGTCAGACTGTCACAGGACCTCCTTCCCGAACTTGCCACAGAGGTAAAATGCCATACCCTTATCTTTGAGGGTGCAATTTGCAAAGGTCAGAGGAACATAGCGACCGTTAGTTTTAGATGCTTTGGTGCGGATTTGCAGCAGTCCGTTAGGTCCGGTGATAGTGTTGAGTATACTGCCAGAGTCAAATGAACTGCGGATGGTATCACAAATGAAGGTGTAATCCTCTGCCAGTTCCTGATAGTGCTCAGGGTGAGTCTCAGGATTCAGAACCTCAGTACCCACATAATCATTGGCACGGGTGAAACCAACGTAGATGGTCTGAGATAGTTTTTCTCCTACCTTACTATCAGTGAAACTAACACCGTCTTCGATGATTTCAGAGAGGCAGTGCTTCAACTGTGTGACGGCGATAGACTCACCAACTGTGAAAGTCTTAAGTTCACCGTCCACCAAATCTTTCAGGTTGGAACTGTTAGGAATGCCAAGGGCAGTTTCAATCAGTTGCCCACGCGAACCTTTGTTTTTACCGGGTTTGGCAAATGCATCAAAGTTGGTGACCTTGAGTTGAGCGGCGACTTGGAGAGTGTTGAGCATCGGGTGGGTTGCTTATGAATCAATTATAAGGGGTCAGAGGGGGGAAGGTCAACCCCCCGAACCATCAGTGTTGCTTATGCGACCTGAAACCTCCCGTGATTGAAGTTAGCATAGCTGAAGACCTCACGATTGACCAGTTTGAACATACCAAACTCATTGGTCATCACATAACCCTCAGAATCAATACGGTTGCCGTTGATGTATGCTGCGGGACCACTATTGCGGCACAGGAACAAACAATCATCTTTGATTGACTTCACTAGTGCCCACAGTCCAATCAGTTTAGGGTCACAATCAAAGTCCTCAAACGTTTGGGCAATGATAGCATCACCGGCACGAATACAGGCATTCAGTTGTTTCTTAATCTTTGCTGCTTGCTTGTCAGAAACAAACTCTACAGCAAGTGCCATAGCACGGGTAAACTTTACCACTTCCTCAACATCAGCGAAGGACTCCTGATTGTGAAGGATATAAGTATCTGGTTTGACAAACTTTACGCTGTCGGTATCATTCCATATGGCACGGTCAGGCATTGCAACCGCATCACGAATGTCGCTCTCGGCATAATAGCAAGTGTGGGGTGCGATGATAATAGTCTGCCGCACAATCTCAGAAAACTTATAAGTGATGGTGTTCGGAGTATACTCATTAGAACCACCAAACCCGATGAAGTCTCCCTGATAGATTGTCTCTGTACGGGGCAGATACTTAAGACATGCCGCTAGAATCTCAATCAGTGCGGGTTGCTCACCATACAGAGCAAACACATCTTCTTGAGTATAACAGATTTTGATTTTGACTTTGTTGAAGACACTTTTGGTGCCAACAAAGAACTTACCGTTGGCAGGATTCGTGCCCCAAACAATAGCAGGCGCTCCGTCAATCTTTACACTTAGGGTGCCGGGATTCACGAACCAATCCAGAACGGTCAGGTCCCCGGTCAGGATAGAATCTTCGGGGTGTTCGAGGTGGGTGTTTTTCATACTGTTATTATAAGGGGTCAGGAGGGGGTCTGGGGGGAACCTTGTGCCAGTTCCCCGAGTGGCACTCTATGCCAGACGCATACCTGAGAAGAAAGGAATTACGCCGTTTCCAGCATAATTTAGGAACCACTGTCCTTTCTTCTGGAATACACATTCGCCCTTAATCCCGTGAACCTGAAGAATAGCATTCAGGCGGGATTTGGTTGTATTAGACTGCCATCCACCATCAAACAATCGGACGAAATTATCACCAACCTCGGCAATCTTGTTGCCGTGAAGCAATACAACAGCGATGCCATCTGCCTGCACAACGTTAGTATTAGCAGAACGAAAATCAGTGCCGTTGGTGATGGCATCGTTCATCAGGGATTCAATCTTACGCATTTGGTGGGGTTGCTTGGTATGAATCAATTATAAGGGGTCAGGGGGGGCAGCGGAACCCCCTCTGTGCCACTTAGGCAACTGGCACAGCAGTTGCTGATTCTAACAAACCCTGAGCATATTCATCATCATAAATCTCTTTAATCTCATTCACAATTTGCTCTTCAGTATAAGTCTCATACTCACGAACAAGTAAGTCAAAGGCAATAGTTGAAAGTTGGTCTACATCTAAACCCTCTACAATATCAGAAACATAGTTCTCAACGAACTGGGCGAATTGTGCTTTGTTAAGTGTCATTTGGATTTGTTTGGTATGAATGTAGAATAACAGGATTGAAGCAGGAAGTCTAGGGGTCTTGTGTCACCTTATCAACTGTCACATAGTATCATTGAATCTGCTTAAGTTCTGCTTCAATAGCATCAGCAATCTCAGTGTAAATGTGGTCATATTCATCTAATTGATGAAGCACAGTTTCGGCAATCTCACGACTCACAGGGTCGGGATTACCATTCTCATCCATTACAAATACATCCTCATTTGTGTAGATCCAGTAAGCAACAGGAGCATCATTACCCTGTTGTTCAATCAAATGCTCAACGGATTCTTTGAGTTGTTGTAGAGTTCGTGCCATTAGTTGTCTCCGAAGTTGTTAGTGAGAAAGTCGTCAAGTTCAGTCAGGTCAGTATCACTCAACCGAGTGATATATTCTGTGATGATTGTTGCTAATAGGTCGGAATCTTTGAGGCAGGATTCATACAACAACTCTTCACGTTCAGAGTTAAAGTTTGGTGCTACGCTGTAAGTCATTAGTGAGTGTTGAGAACGTGAACGAAATCCAGAGAACAGACACACCAACCGGCATAATCTGTCACCTCTTCAACTAGAGCATCGGCAACGACTTCATCATCATAACCATCATCAACTTCAACCTCAAAGACATTACCAAGCACATCATCTAGAACTGCTTGTTGCTCTTCGGGGGTGAAGTCTAAGTCATCAAAATCAAACTGAACTTCAGTAACTTGGAGAGTGAGGGTTGCCATCATCAATTAGAGGGAAAGTTAGCACAAACAGAATCACACAGAGTTTTTATCAATTCATTCTGTGTATTAACGTATTCATCACCCCAGGTATCCCAAAACAACGATTCAACGATACATTCAATGTCGCTCATAAGTTGTTCACGAGCACTCAACATTTCAAGTTTGGGATTCATTTCCTTAGGGGAGAATTGAAGTAGGAACGAAACACCGAAACCACGATGATTGCGGTACTGATGACACCAATCAAACCCAGGTAGGTTACGGCATCACCAGTGAAATTGTAAGAGTCAGGTGTCATGATTAATTAGCAACTAGGGCGAGGTTAGCAACACGATCTTCAGGAACAAACTCCTGAAGTTTATTAGAAATGAGTTCAAATTGTTGAATCATATTTTGATAATAAGCAGCACCTTGAAGGTCTCCATCATCATACACTCCTTCTTCTACAAGTTGAAGAGCAGAGATAATATCATACAATTCGCCAGATGTGAAAGAAATCGTAGTCATTTCAGTAATCAATGTTAGAGTTGAGGTAGTCATTTAGATTGAACTTTTCTTCATCAAGTTCACGAAGTTCGGGCAGGTCAAATATCTCACCGGGAGCATCAGCAATCTCACTCCAGAGTTC